GGTAAAGCACCGGCTTCCCAAGCCGACGATCCGGGTTCGATTCCCGGTACCCGCTCTCGCCGATCGGCCCCTGTGAGCCGTCAGGGCCGATCCCAGCGCCGCCGGCCGATGTGCACCCCGCGTCCGGCGGCCCTTTGTGTCCGTCGTTGTTCATAACAGTGTGCGAACGTGACTGCGCCTTTGACTGCGCCTTTTCGGGCTCGCCGTGGGCGGCCTGGGCGGCGTGCCAGGCCTCCTCGTCGGTGGCGTGGGCGTAGACGCCGAGCGTCATCTGCGGCGACGCGTGGCGGGCGAGCATCTGGGCCACCTTGAGGTTCGCCCCGCCGCGGAGGACGTTCGTCACGAACGTGTGGCGGAGCGCGTGCAGGTCGACCTTGCCCTCGGCCGTCCGCTTCTCGATGCCCGCCGCCTTGCGATCGTGCTCGAAGGCGACGATCGGCTTGGCGGGGAGGTCGGCAAAGAGGCGGCCGGTCGACGGGTCGGCCCCGGCGACGAGCTCCTCGAGCAGGCCGGCCGGCACCGGCTGCCGGGCCGTCCGCCTCGCCTTCGTGGCCGCCGCCGGCAGTGCCAGGTGCGGGCGGTCGCCCCGGCGGAGCCAGGAAACCTCGCACCGCCGGGCCTCCTTCACGCGCAGGCCCGTCATCGCCAGGAACCGGTAGAAGAGCCACCGCCGAGGGCCGGTCATCTTGAAGGGCCGGTGCCAGTTGTCGGCGGGCTCGGCGAAGCACGCCCGCTCTAGCGCGGCGACCTCTTCGGCGGTGAACGCGCGGCGGGCGTCGACGGTGGCCGCCTTGCGCGTTGGCCGGTAGCCGTCGAACGGGTCGGCGCCGAGCCGGCCGTGGTCCTTGAGCCACCGGGCGAACGTGTGAATCTGCCGGCGGTAGTAGCCGATGGTCGTCTCGCCGACGGGCGGCTTGGCCGAACGGAGGGCGGCGACGAGCCGCTCGACGGCCGCGGGCTTCAGGTCGCCAATGCGGCGGGCGTGCCCGGCCTCGTAGAGCTTGCGGAGCCGGGGCCCGACGGTGTCGACGTACTCCGCCGAGGCGGTCGTCTTCAGGTGGCGGACGTAGTCGTCGATCGCGGCCTTGAGCGTCTGCTGCTCGCTGATGCGGGCCAGCGCCTCCGTCGGGGTCGCGTCGCCCGACTTGATCCGCCCGAGCTGCTCGCTCACCTTCGCGGCGCGCTTCTCGGCCAGCGGCTGGGACGGGCCGAGCCGCTCGCGGACCTTCTTGCCGGCGACGCGGTAGTCGAGCCGCCAGAGCCAGCCGTGCCGCTTCGACGGCGCGGACCAGAGGCTGACGAAGGGGTGCTTCGCGGCCGGGGTCGGCCGCTCGCCGGCGGGCGGAGGGGATGGCTTGGGGCGTCGGGGCACGGCGTCAGGCGGCGGCGTCGGCGAGCTGCTGATGATCGGCGATCCAGGCGTCGATCGCCCGCTCGCTCCACTGGCGGTTGCGTTGCAGGCCCAGCGGCCGCGGAAGAGGCGGCTGGATGTTCGGGTCGCGCAGCCACTTCTCGAGCGTCGACCGCGAGATCCCGCCGAGCTTCTCGCACAGCTGCGGGACCTCGATGAGGCGGTCGCCGCCGGGCGGCGCGACGTCGGGGGCGGGCTTCTTTGACCTGGGCATGGCGTCGGGCGAGGAGGAGGAGAGTCAGGCGAGGCGGATCGTGTCGGCGAGCTCGACGTGCGGCTCGCGCGTCCGGAGGCCGCAAGTCCCGCAGCGGCCGGTCTGCCCCGGGTCGAAGGTGACGTCCTCGTCGCGGCAGCGGCAGACGAGCGGTGGCGGCCTACGCGAGGCCGGGGTCTCGGCGATCGTGACGGGCGGGATTGGCTGGGGCGTGTCGACCGGGAACATGCGGGCGTCGACCTCGGCCCGGTTGATCTGGATGCCGTCCTCGAAGGCGAAGCCGAGGTTCACCTGGTTCGGCCGCGTCTCGAGCACCTTGAGCTCGCCGAGCTTGCGGCCGGCGGCGTCGCGGAAGACGACGGTCTCGTGGTAGTTCCGTCTGAGCGTGAGCACGGGGGCCTCCTGTGCGTGGGTTGGGCGGGGTGGCGAGGGGTTCAGTTCAGGCTGATGGGCCGGTCGGTGCCGTAGACGTGGCAAGGGGCGACCTTCGCGTTGCTCGCCGCCAGCTCCGTCGCGCGACGCTCGGCGGCGCGGCGGACCATCCCGTCGGCCAGGCGGCGGACGAAACGGATCAGGAGGCCCGTCTGACGTGGCCGGATGGCCTCCTGCGGCGCCGTGCCGATGAGGTCCTCGAGGTACGACGCGGCGGCGGCGTGCATGCAGCCGTGCGTGGCCGCTCGCTCGCGGAGCTCGTCGTGCATCGCCTGGGCGGTGTCGCCGAAGAGGCGGTAGGCCTCGTTCCGGTCAGCGACCGGCATGTCGCTCAGGTCGATGACGACGTCGGCGCCGCTGGTCTTCTCGCCGGGCTGGATCTCGTGGAGGCTCATGGGGCGGTGGTTGGGATCAGAAGCTGGTCGGGGGCATCCAAAGAGCGGGAGCGTCGGGTGGCCGTCCTGGTGTCGCCGCTGCCCCCCCACCGCTGGGGGCTTGGCCTCGGCTCGGGAATCGCGTCCTCGGCCTGCCGCTTGGCGTGGAGCCAGCCGTCCCGCCAGTTGAGTGCGGCGTCCGTCTCCAGTCGGAACGGGTTCGCCCAGCGGGGCTTGCACGCGCGGTACGCGTCCCAGCCCTGCTCGAAGGCGTCACGAGCCACGTTCGGCCTCCTCGATCGCCTTGAGGGTGCGGTCGACCTCGCGCTCGAGCGACTTGGCCGCCTCGAGGTCGCCCTGCGACCGGCGGCGGAAGTAGAGCTTCTGGCCGGCGCGCATCTCGCGAACATGGCTGGCGAGGCGGCGGTAGAGCACGGCGAGCAGCTTGCCGCGGGCCTTGCGATCGGCCTCGGCTTGCTCGGGGGACGTGAAGAGGTCAGGCACGGCGGGCCCCCTTTGCGGGGACGACGTCGTCGCCGACCGGGATCGTGATCAGCTGCTGTTGGTCAGAGACGATCGACTTCCGACGGCCCTTGATCGAAGCCGCCGCGACGGAGAGCCGGGCAAGGGGTCCGCGAATGCTGATCGTGGCCGTGGCGGCGTTGTCTTTGCCCCGCACCTTCACGGTCGGATCTCCCGGCCGAGGCCTGCGGATCCCGATGAGTCGGGCCGTCTTGTCGTACATGAGGGTCACGTCGCGGTTGGCTCCGACCGCTTCAAGGTCGACCCGCGGCACGGTGAGCCGACCGTTAGCAGCGACGGTGACCTCTCCGCGCTGAAGTCGGATCCCGCCCCCGGTCACGGGCCGGTAGATTTCGAAGTTCATGCCGCGTCCTCCGCGGATCGGGGGAAGGTCTGAATCGGGGCCGCGGCTTGGGTCGTCCGGCACCGGCCTGCGGTCTGGCGGTTGGCGGCGACCTCGCCGGCCACGTTGGCCAGGCAGCGGTCGATCGCCGCCCGCTCGTCGTCGTCGACGTGGCCGTCGGCCGTCGCGTCGGCGACGACGTCGAGGTAGTGGGCGACCGTGGCGTTGAGCCCCACGCCGGCGTGCAGCAGCTCCGTCGCCTTGGCGGCCTCGGCCGAGGGCGGCTGGCGGAGCCGCTCGAGCACGCCCTGCACGTACGCCGCGACCTGCGGCGGGCCCAGGGCGATCACGTTCGCGACGACGTCGGCGTCGGGCGTGGTCTCGTCCTTCCGCCAGCGGCGGACCGTGTCGCGGTCGACGCCCAACCGGAGGGCCCACCACTTGTCGCTCAGCTCGACGGACACGTCGCCGTCCTTCACGACGCGGCCGTCGAAGAGCGCAAACACGCCGTTGAGCCAGTGGTGGCAGTTTTTCGCGGATCGACGGTGCATGGCGGGCAGAAGTGCGGCAGCCTGCGCGGCAAAGTGATGGCGTGGCAGAAACCCGCCGACGTCCATGGGCCCAGGAAACCCGCCCGGCCGCGTTGGCGACCGGACGGGCCGGAGGGGGAGAGAGATCAGGCGGCGGGCCGCTGGATGCCAGAGATGGATCGGCGGCGGTCCTCGGCCCGGCGCTCGGCGAGCGTCAGGTGGTGGCCGCCCGCGTTGCGGATGGCCCGGACCAGGAGGTCGTGGAGCTGCCGCGTCGGGATGTGGTCGATGAAGCCGTCGCGGGCGTTGTCGCCGAAGACCGACTCGAGCTTCCGGGCGGCGTCGCCCGCGGCGAGGATCAGGTCGCACAGGGCGTCACACGGCAGGCTCACGCGGCCGTCGCCGGCGTCGCGGAGGATCAGGGGGGCCGGCTCGTCATCAACCGCGTCCAGGTCCGGCACGGCCTCGCCGGCGGGGATGATCTGGGCGGTGTCGCCGAACTCGTCGCCGGGCTGGCAGACGAGGCGTTCGGTCGGGTCGGCTGCGGGCGTGGTCATGAGCGGTCCTCGCGTGATGAAGAAGGCCGGCGTCGCCGGCGAGAAGCCCGCCCGGCCGCTTTCGCGACCGGACGGACCGGGGGGTGGGGGTTCAGGCAGCAGCCGGGCGAAGCCGCTCGGGCTCGGCCTCGAATTCCGCGACCACGTCGAGCTCGCGGAGCCGGGCGTGCTCAAGAAACGTCGCTCGCTCGCGGATCATGTTCCCGGCGGTCTTCGTGGCGGTGGCGTCGCCCCGCCGAAGGCGCTCGGCCTCCACGATGCGGACGGTGTCGGGATCGGTGATGCGGACCTCAGCGGGCATGGCGGCGCCAGCATTGTCCAAAGTGTGCCAATGTCAAGCCCAAGAAGCCAAAAGATTGGAGCGTCTTCGTGACGCTTGTTGCCGCATCCCCGCCATCGCTGTCCGATGCGCTCGTGCCGACGCTCGGTGAACGGGTCAAGAGGCTCCGGATCAAGGCCGGCATGAGCCAGCGGCGCCTCGCGAACGCCGCTGGCGTCGAGGCCCAGACAATCTCCAACCTCGAAACCGGACGGACGCAGTTCGTGCAGAGCTGGGATGTCGCGGTCAAGCTCGCCGAATCGCTGGGCGGGCTAGAGCCCGTTGACCTCGTATCGCCGCAGAGGCGCGGCGAAGGTAACGATGAGGATCGCCCCGACTGGCGGGACGACCACTTCGGCAAGCCCCGGGAGATGCCGCCGATCCCGGAGTTCCACGCGAGCGTGGCCGCCGGCGGCTGGGCAGACCTGGGCGACCCCGTGAACTTCGGCAGCTACGACGGCATCCACGCGGCGACGCTCCACCAGGGGCTCATGATCGTCCAGGTGTTCGGCCGCTCAATGGCCCCGGCCTACCAGAGCGGCGTGAAGGTCATGTTCCGCGTGGTCCGCCCCGAGGCAGGCGACGAGCTCACGCCGGGCCGCGACTACCTCGTCTGCGACGCCGAGGGCCGCGGCACGTTCAAGAACCTGCGCGGCTTCGAGGACGACGAACTCGTCCTGGCCGCCCGCAACCAGGCCGACTTCCCCGGCGAGATCCGCGTGCCCCTGCAGGAGGTCACGCGCATCGCCGAGTTCCGCTACAAGCTCGAAGAGGACGTGCCGGCCATGCCCTTCGATGCGGTGACCCAATGACCATGAGCCAGATCGACATGGACAAGCTGCAGGCAGCCGCGGCCGACGCCGTTGGCGACCCCGACACCTTCGCCCCGCCGGTGCGGGACGCCGACGTGCTGCTGCCGGCCTGCATCCAGGCGGCCGCCACGATTCTCGCCCGCCCCGGAAGCGACGTCTCGAACGAGGTTGAGGAGGACGTCGCGACGATGGCCGTGGGCCTCGTGCGCGAGGTCAGGCGGGCCCTGCGTCGGACGGAGCGGGACTATGCGACGAGCCTGATGCTGCAGCAACATCAGGAGGCCGCGGGCGACGGCTTCGACCTCTGATCCGCGTCGCCGGGCAGGCGGTCGAGGTCTTCACGGAGCCGCTTCGCGGCGGTCTCTCGGAGCTTGCCGACCTCTGAGTCGGCCGGGGCACCCTGCCCGAGTTGAACCAGGGCCATGAGGTGGCGTCGCGTGTCGCGGGCGTCGAGATGCGGGAACATGACGGTCGGATTCTAACAAGCCGAGGCAGACCATGAGCATGCAGAACTGGAGGGTGACGGGGGCGAATCGCGAGAGCGGCGAGGATCAAACGATCACGGTCGAGGCAGCCAACGAGGCCCAGGCCACACGGCGGGCCGTTCGACGCGGGCTTGTCGTGAGCGGAGCCGTGCCCGAGGATGCGACGGTCACGATCGAGGAGGACGACTACGACCTCGAGCCCGACGAGGCCCCGCCGCGGCCGTCGTCGCCGCCCCGCCGGCTCAACGGCGACGACGACGGGCTCGAGCAACTCGCCCTGGCGGGCCGCTCCACGCCTCGGCCGCTCCGCCGGTCGCTCGGCTTCCCCGGCACGGTGATGACGATCTCCGCGTGGGCGTGCGTCGGGCTGGGCATCCTGTTCTGCGCGTACGCCGGGTATCAGCTCGTGATGGCCGCGGTCGACGGGATCGGCGCCGCCACCGCAGCGGCACCGCCGGCGCAGCCGGACCCGAACAACCCCTTCGCCGGCCTCGGGGCCGAGCTGCAGCGGTCCGGCCGCCAGTTCGTCGCGTGGACCCGCGTCATCCTCGCGGCGACCGCGGCGGGCCCGGGAGCGGCGCTGGCACTGCTCGGCTCGTCGGGGCTCGTCGCGCTTCAACGACTGCGATGAACATGGAACGGCTGAGGGAGCACCGGCGATGAGCAAGTGTCAGATCACGAAAGACGAGCTCGACTCGCACGCAAGGTTTGTGCTGAGCTACGACCGCAGTCGGAGGGTCGTCGCGGTCGCGCAGGACCTGGGGGGAATTCGCGTTGTGATTCACTCGAGCGAAGACCACCACGGCTCTGCGGTGAACGCGCAACTCGGCGACGCCTTGACCTCTGCCATCCATGCGTGCGAGAACAGCCTCGTGCTCTACTTTGAGGACCTTGGGGTTGAGGCAGGCTGGATCTGCCTCGTCGCCTGGAACGACGGTGACGACGACTTCATTGTCCGCACCGCACCAGGGTCTGAGTACGTCTCCGAAGTCGAGCGACACGGCGGAAGGCTAACGGTCACGCTCGGCGTGCTGTAGCCGCGTCCTCACCTGCCGGCGAATCAGCGAAGGCGGGATCTGGGAACAGGTCGGCGAAGTCGCCCTGCTCCCACTTTCGCGGCAGGACGCGTCGGAGCTTCGACTTGAAATCGTCCCAGTCGCTCGAGAGCTGCATGACCGTGATCACCTTCGCCAGGTGCTCGCGCAGCTCCGCATGTCCGATGTCCTCGGTCAGGAACTGGTGGTGCTTCACCTTGCGGCGGCCCGGCGCGACCGTCGGGTTCAGGCGCTCGAGTTCCTCGATCACGCCTGGGGCGAGGCGCTGGTAGACGATGTCCCGCGTGTAGCGGCCGACGACGCCAGGTTTGTTGGACCCCGGGACCAGCGCTTCGTAGTTCCAGCCCTTGAGGCGAAACATTTCGCGGTAGAACTCGTCGGGAAATCGCTTCGCCCACCCGACGAGCTTCTCCGAGATGTACTTCTCAAGGATCTCGGCAAGCGCCCTCCGCGGCCGGAAGTGCTGATACCCGGTGGCCTCGTCGACGAGGGCGATGATGCCGACGCGAGCGAAGCCACGCACGAGCAGCTCGCACTGTGCGGCAATGTGACCCTGCCGCGACTCGTTCAGGCGGCCCTCACGCCTGGCGTCTAGGACGTAATCGCAAAGGTCCGCAAGCAAAGTCGCCTCATACCCGTGGGCCGTGCCACCGCTCAGCATGCGAAAGCGGATCGGCGAGCTAATGCGCACCGACAAAGCGTTAATGACTTCGGCTTTACCGCGAAGAGAAGCCACGAAATCGACGAGTCGGCGCGCACCGCCAGTCGCGTTCATTCCGAGCCCCGCCTTCAGCCCGCGCTGTGAGATGACCCGTCGCTCGTCGTCCAACACGTAGCAACTGATCCGGATCCCATCGACGTTCATTGGGTTGTCATCCGTGCCGCAGATCGCACGCGGGAGTCCATCTGGGTCTGGCTTGCTCTGCCAACGCGTGATAGCAGCCTGCCGAGCGATCTGTCGACGCTCCTCGGGCGAAAGGCTGGCCGCCCGTGCCTTGCCCCCGCGTGAAGCCGTACTCGCCGCGCCAACCGGATCCGTTTCGCCCTGATGCATGCGAGCAAGCATAGGCGACGCATGCGTCGCCGCAAGCTCACGCCACGTAGACCAGCCACACCACGTCCAGTGTCCCGCCGGCGTCGAGCGTGAGCCGGGCGGTGATTGTGTAGCTCCCGCCGGTGGCGAACGCCGCGGCGGGCACGCTGACGGCGAGGTTGCGGCCGATCCCGTCGCGGGTCCAGCCGTCCGCCACGGCCGGGGCGGCGAAGACGACGTCGGCCACGTCGGGCTCGGCGGGCGTGATCGCCTGGGCGCCGTCGCGGTCGACGAAGACCTCGACGGCCGTCACGGCAGCGGGCACGACGATCCCGGCCGCCGTCTCGACGCGGGCGAGGGCTTCGAGGCCTTCGGCGGAGACGTCGGCGAGCCGCCGCTCGGACCGCGACACGCCGTAGATCCGGCTCGTGGCGTCGTGGACGGTCTGCAGCGGCGGCACGCCGCTAGGTAGCCGGCGGCCGTCACTCCGTCCCGCTCAGGTTCACCGTGCTCTCGATCGGCACCACGTCGCCGCCATCGACGAGGACGAGCGTCGTGTACCGCACGCGGAGCACCTGCACCCCGACATCGACCCGCATGAGCCCCCGCGCCTCGTAGCTTTCCCCGGCGAAGGCGCCGTGCGTTGCCGGGCCCTTAGGCTCCAGGATCTCGGTCGTGCCCTCGACGATGCGGCCCTGCCCGTAACCGCTACTGAGCTTGTCGACGACGGCGGCGGCGGCGACCTTGTGAACACGCTCCTCGAGCTCGACGGCACCGACGTGGCGGCCGAAGATCAGCCACCAGGCCGCGAACGCGAGGGCGACGAGCAGGATGACGGCGGGGAGGCCTTGGATGCGACGCACGGCGCGCAGGCTACCTCACGAGCGGCTCGCTTGCGCGCAGGGGCCGCCCTGGCGGCTAAGGGTCGCCGCTACGACGTACCGCCGCCGATCGTGTCGTCGGGTGGGGTCAACAGATCAGGCACCGTCGGCGGCGAGAAGACGATGCATTCGATATAGGACGGCCACCTTCGCGTCATGCCAATCGACCACAGCGTTTCCTGGGTGCCACGCTCGCTGTCAATCGTCGGCCAGCCGATGAACTTGTCTTCGATCAACTTGTATTCTGCAGGAAACGTAAGCCCGGCGGTGTCGACGTACTGCCAGTTTGTCCCTACACCCCAGAACGGAGGGGGGATTCCCATTCTGGTGTGGCGGTTTGCCGGGAGGCCAGAGATCTGAGTTCCAATCTGCTCGGGTGCGCGAGCAAACACGGCGCATCCCGAACCGAGCGCGGGGTCCACCAAGCCTTGATCAGTAATTGTGACGCCAGCGGTCACAAGAGTCATCTCCGCCTGCCAGTTGCCGTTGCTGAACGTCCTCAACGCTGCCAGGGCGACATTGCCTGGCCCGCTGTCGTTAGCCTCAGCCTCTGCCGCGTCCTCTGCCAGTTGTTGCGTCGCGTAGGTGTCGTCATTGCCGGCGGTCGGAATGGCTTCGCCACCACCAACCGAGTCGTCTTCTACGACCGCGACGCTGGCAACGCCAGTGTTGTAGCACCGTTGGAGGAGACCGAACACCCCTAGGATTTCGTCGATCGTAAAGTCGCCCACAACCTTAGATCCGACCGGCACCGCAATGAGGCTGGCCGGCTTGCCGCTGCCGACGAGTTGCCAGTTGCCGGCGACAAGCTCGTAGACGTAGGGGCTCGTTTCGTTGAGCCGAGCAAGCGTTCCGCTGCTAAGCCGGGTGTATGGCGGGGCGTCGGTGCGTGTCACTGAGGGATCGCCTCGGTGGTAAACGCCGGAGATGCCGTTCCAGTCCGATTCCGTGTGTGCGGGAATCGTCTGCGGTGGACCGTCGGCCAGATCAACGCCATAGTCGAAGAATGCGACCAGGTCCACGCCGGTGTAGGTGTAGTAGTCGTCGCCGTCGGCTGTCCCCCAGTTGGTCAAGCCGGCGAGCCGGCCGGCCGAGTCCGCGCCTCCTGGCCAAACGGCGTGGCCGTAAGGATAGTCGCGAAAGAATGACAGTTCGCGAAAATGGTCGACGGTGCCAGAGATGGTCGACGGGTCGGCCAAGGCGTTTTGGAGGGTTCCGACAGGCGTGATCCATGGCGCGCGTCGAGTGTCTCTAGACCACGTAATCCGGGCGCTGAGAATGTCGCCCAGCACGCTTTCCAAAAGAACGGGGGACGGGCCGATTTCTGAGTGAACGGTGAGCGGAGTGGAGGTCGGCACCCTGTTGAGCCAGTAGAGGATCTCCTCGTATCGGTTGAACACCGGCAGCACTTCGTCGTTCCACCTGTCGGCAATCCTGCGGATCTCCTGCAAGGACAGCGCGCAGGGCGGGACCGTGACCGGGTTGCTGACTGGTGTGCTCATCAGACGTACGGGTAATCCCAATAGACGCTGCCGGAGGCATTGCCGCGCAGGTAGACGCCCTCTTGGTTGGGTTCCGGGATTGCAGTGCCGTCGACCCCGCCGCCGCCGACGAACCAGTACTCGCCGTCATCTTCGCCCGCGACCGGAACCCATTGGACGACGACCACGTCATCGACCTCGAGCGTCGCCCCGGCTACCCCGTTCCGCGCTGTCCCTGTGACGCCGTCCGGAACCGCCGTCCAGCCCGAGTCGCCGGCCGAGGCCTTGTAGACCTCCTCGAACCCGTACGTCGCCCCGGCCGACGTGAGCCGCGCGAGGAACGTGTACGTCGAGGCCGGCCGCCGGGCCGTCGGCACCGCGTCGCGCGGCTCGCCCTCGCGCGAGGTCGCCTCGACGACCCGCACCGCCGCAGCGATCCGGCGCGCGGTCGATGGCGTAAAGGTCGCGCGGCTCACCATCGCCCCCCGTGGGAGGCGAGTCGGTACGGGTAGAACGTGCCCTTCGCCGGCTCGTCGGTCGCGTTGGCCTTCGCCGCCCCGCTGCCGTCCAGCGGCCAGGGCTGCTCCACGCGGACCGGCGGCGTGCCCTTGCGTATCTCGCGGAGTCCGCCCGAGCCGTCGAGTTCGTGGTAGCCGCGGTCGGCCAGGACGTCGTCCCAGGTGGCGGCCCGGATCCCGACGACGTGCTTGAGCTGGCGGAACACGACGCCGTTCCGCTCCTGCGGCGACCCGCAGCCGACGCCGTGGATGAGCACCTGGCGGGGGCCGAACGTCTCGCCGTCGATGCTCACGCTGGCGCTGTTGACCGTGCGGTTGACCGCCTCCGCGGCCGCGGCGTCGAATCCCGAGACGTTCTTGGTGATCGTGCAGCGGATCTCGCCCGCCAGGCGTCGCGGCAGCTCGGCGAAGGGCTCGCCGGCGGAGTTGACGACCGGGACGGGCGGGTCGCTGAAGTCGAACGCATAGGTCTCGGTCGACGTGCCGAAGTCCCACTCGAAGGTCGCGGGCTCGGTGAGCGGGTTGGCCTCGAAGACGCCGTAGGATGCCTCGACCTGCCACTGGTTGCGCGCATCGGACACGCACTTGGGGGCGAGGGTCCTCACCCGCAGCCGCGAGATCCCCGGCCAGGCGTCGCCGATCGCGGGGAGCCCGGTCGCCGCGAGCGCCGCGACCGCGTCGAACGCGACCGTGGGATCGGCGTCATCGGCGACGTCGAACGATTTCACGCCGGACCACGCCGACACGTCGGCCGAGATCGTCAGCTCCTCGAGGTGTCCCTGCTCGTGCGCGACGATCGCCACGCCGCTAGGTAGCGCCGGGCGGCATCAGAGGTCGACCACCACGTCGTCGCGGCCGCGACGCTCGATCCGCTCGAGGCTCTGGGCCGACCTCCGCTGCTCGACGAGCTGCTCGCGGGCGATCGACTCGAGGACGTCCTGCACGCCGCGCGGCTGCCGCGGGGCCTGGAACTCCGGGGCGTCGGGCCCGGCGGGGACGGCGATCGCGACGCCGCCGCCGGGGGACGTGGGTCCGGACGACCCCGGCAGACCCGCCGCGACGAGAGAGCCAAGGCCTGCCGCGATCCCGCCCCCGCCGAGGACGCGTGAGAGCCCCGCTGCGGCGTCGCGCAGCTCGAGGCGGCCGACGCCCGCCCTCACCCGCTCCATCGCCTCACGGCCGGCCCTGGCCGCCCCGTCGAGCATCGTGCGGAACGGGCCCTGGTCGTCCGGCGTCGCCTCGTCGGGGGCGATGGCGTCGGGCGCGAGCCGGGCCTTCGCCATCGCCTGGAGCCGCATGAGCTGCTCCTCGGCCGAGTCGAAGGCGTTGAGCGGCGGCGGCTCGACGTCCGTCTCGATCGTCGTCGACATGTCCGGCAGCTCCGGGGCCTCGGGCTCCTCGACCGCGACGGCCTGGTCGATCGGATCGACCGCGACCGGGGCGACGCCAAGCTCCGGCGGATCGGCCGCAGCGGCCTCCTCGAGCTCGGGGGCCGGCACGTCCTCCGCGCCGGCGAACGCCCCGCCCAGGGCGTCGGCGATCCCGTCGGCCACGCGGCCGGCCTCGGCCTCGCGCTCCGCCAGGTGCCCGGCGAGCCCGGTGCCGAGCTTCTCGCCAATCCGGTCGGCGTCGTCGGCCAGGGCCTGCTCAAGCGCACCCGGCACCCGCTCGGCGATCTCTGGCAGGGCCTCGGCCGTCGCCTCGAACCCTTCCAGAAGCGGTACCGTGACGTCGTCGAGCGTCACCCGTCCGGCGATCAGCGACGGCAGGTTGGCGATGACCGCGGCGATGTTCCGGATGCCGTTCTTGGCGATCGTCACGTTCGCCAGGAACTGGTCGCGGAGGAGGCTCGTGAAGTTCCGGGCGAACCACTTCACGTGCTCGATGCCGACGCCGAGCCAGTGGGCGGCGAGGTTGCCCAGCCGGACGAAGAAGTGGGCGACTTTCGCCCCGACGTAGTCGGCGACGGTGCCGATGTGGTTGAGCCCGAAGCTGAACACGCGGGCCGCCAGCGTCACCTTCTCGCTGAGCGAGGTGGCGGCGTCAACGATCCAGGCGAAGGCCGAGCCGGTCGTCTCGGCGGCCGAGGTCGACTCGACGCCGACGAGCCGCATCGCCCACCGCCAGGCCGAGCCGATGCCGGCGCCGACCGCCTGCACGACGCCCCAGACCGCGCCGAACACCGCTGCCACAGTCTCGTAGACCGCCATTCCCAGCGACACGGCCGTCTCGAGCATCCCCTGCCACCGCTCGCGGAACACGGTCGCGATCGACGCGAGGATCCCGCCCACGAAGGCCCGCAGCGACGCCCACCAGCCCTTGAGCTGCTCGATGGCCGGGCCGAAACCGCCGAGCGACCGGACGGCGGCGTAGACCCCGGCCCCGACGGCGGCCAGGACGGCGAGCACCGGCGCAGCCGTTGCGGCGAGCGACAGGACGGCCGAGCCCACGGCGGCGGCGATGCCGGCCGCGACGGTGAGGGCCGCGGCGACGCCGGCGACGGCAACGCCCAGGGCGGCCACACCGCCGACGGCGGCGAGCACGCCCGCCAGGCCCGACGCGACCCGGCCGAGGATCGGCCCGACGACCGCCCAGCCCTCGGCGATCCACCGGCCCGCCGCGGCGAGCCGGGCGATGACCGCCTGCACGACCGGCGTGATCCGCTGGACGCCAGCCGTGACCGCGGCGCCGGCCGCCTGGACCGCCCGCGTGGTCATGTCGACGAGGTCGCCGAACCGGATCGCCTCGAGGGCGGCCCCGGTCGCGTCGGCCAAGGCGAGGCCGAGGTTGTCCGAGAGCGTCGAGAGCCGGCCGAACAGCGTGCGGCTCTGTTTCTCCATGAGGCCGGCAAAGTCCGTCTCGGCCATCTGACGGAACGCCGCCTGGAACTGCTCCGCCGACACCTTCCCCTGGCTCACCAGTCCCGGCAGCGCCGACTCCGCGACGCCGAGCGACTTGGCCAGCGCCGGGCCGATCGGCACGCCCCGCTCCTGGAACTGCAGGAGCCGCTCGCCGGTGAGCTTCCCGGCCGCCGCGACCTGGCCGAAGATCGTGCCGAGCTCGCCGAGGTCGCTGCCGGTGCCGGCGGCGACGTCGCCGAGCTGTTTCAGGAGGGGGATCTGCTCCTCCTGGCTGAACCCGAACGCCAGCAGCTGCCGCGACGTCGAGACGAGGCCGGGCAGCTGGAACGGCGTGGAGGCGGCGAAGGCCTTCAGGTCGGCGATGTGCGTCGCCGCGGCGTCGGCCGAGCCGATGAGCTGGGCGAACGCCACTTGGTCCTGCTCGAGCTGGCCGGCGATGCTGAACCCGCGGCCGACGGCGGTGAGCGCCCCGACCGCGGCGGTGAGGCCGGCCCCGATCCCCGTGAACTTCAGGCCCTTGGCGAGGATGCCCTGCGCGCGTCGGGTGAAATTGCGCAGGTGGCCGATCGACCGGTCCATGTCGGCCTTGAACCCGCGGGCCAGGCCGCGCAGGCCGACGGTGAGCGTGTCCAGCTGCGTCGCCACGCCGCTAGGTAGCGCCGGCCGGCACGACTCGGCCGCCGCGGGCCTCCACCTGGGCCCGGATCTTCGCCGCCAGCTCGGCCGGCGACGGCGGTGGCGGCGGCGGGCCGTACCGCGGCACGAATTGCTTCGGGTCGAGCCGCTTCTTCGCCCCCTTCTGCAGGACGGCCCACGTCGTCAGGGCCTGCGCGTTTTCGATCCTCTCCGGGCCGAAGGGCGCGACCTCGAAGTAGGCCGACCACTCCGCCAGCTGGCGGGGCGTGAGCGTTGCGTCGAGGACGTCGGGGTGCGGGCAGCCCAGCTCGAGGCACAGGCGGAACTGGAACCGCCGCCAGGGGTCCGCGGCTAGCGCGTGCGCCGCGGCCGAGGCTTTCCCGCCGGCTTCTTCGCCGCCTTCTTGGCGGTCGCGGGGGTCTTCTTGCCGAAGGCGATGCCGTTGACGCGGGCGGCGAGCTCCGCGAGCGGCTCGATGTGCCGCGGCGGCAGCTCGGCGACGACCTGGCGATCGGGGAAGACGCGATCGCCGTCGGGCGTGACGACGCTGGCGGCGATGAGCTCGTAGGCCTGGTCGACCTCGGCCAGGCCCTTGAGCCCGCCCTGCAGGGCCGCGACCTCGGCGTTGGTGAGCTCGCGGACCTCGACGGCCTCGCCGCCGAAGTCGTACGTCTCCCGGCGGCGGGCGGCGGCGAGGACGCGGTCGGTGATGCTCTGCATGGGCTACGCGGGGCCGGGGTCGATCGGGTCTGATGGCGGGTCGAGTGGCGGGTCGTCGTCGGGCGGCGTCACGCCGCCGGCGTAAAAGTCTCGTTACCGCTCACCTGCAGCGTGAGGCTGCCCTCCCAGAGCCCGTCCTCGGTCTCGCTCTCGTACTCGAGCCCGGTCACGAACCCGTCGAACGCCCACTTCGACCCGACCGGCGGGTCCTCGGCCAGGTCGGCCACGCCGTTGGGGCCGTCGGGCACGAGGACGCGCCACTTGTTGATCGCCCGCGACGCCTTGAGCGTCGTCAGCGCCGCCGCCTGGGCCTTGTCGTAGACGATCGGCAGCTCCTGCGACTGCGGGTCCATCATCCCCGGCCGCTTGCCCTTGGTGGCGTTGGCCAGGTCGTTGTGCACGACGTCGACGACGCCGACCTCCGAGCCGGTGAAGCTCACGTCGCGCGTCTGGGCGACGTCGATCCACGTCGTGCCGTCGTCGGTGCTGTACTGGACCTTGGAGCCGAATCCGGTGGTGTCGGGCATGGGGGCGGGGGTGTGGGGGCTGGGCCGCGGGCGACCCGCGTCGCCGCTAGGTAGCCGGCTCGTCCCACTGCGCACGCTGCTCGAGCGTCACGCCCTGCGTCACGGTCTCGCGGCCCTTGACCTCGTCGCCCCGCCGCTCCACGTCGCCGTCGACGATCGAGCTGCGGAGGCGGATCCGGCCGATGCCCGCGACGTCCCAGACGCCGGTCCGGCCGTCGAGCAGCTCGCGGAGCTTGTCGGCCAGCTCGCGGGCCTGCGCGTGCGTCGTCGCCCAGACGTTCCAGTCGATGCGCGCCGAGGCCGTGGCGATCGGGCCGCCGTTGTGCTGGCGCCGCGTGGTGCCGACCCGCTGGAACGTGACCCGCGGCAGCGCGTCGGCCCCGCCGAGCCGGGCGGGCCACGGCACCGTCGCCGGGTGGACCCGCATGCCGACCGCGGCCGAGAGGTCCGGGTCCGCCTGCACGAGCTGAACCAGGGCGGCCTCGATCATCGCCGGTAGGTAGTCAGCGGCGGGAGAGCTTGCGGGCCTCGTCCATCAGGCCCTGCCGCATCTTCTCGGCGTAGGTCCGCTGCATCTCCGCCTTCGCCTTGTCGTACCCGCGGCGGAGCGGGGCCGCGGCCGGCATGTCCTGCGTCCCGAACTCGAGCAGGTGGCTGTAGAGCCCGGGCACCCGGTCGCCGACGCGGAAGTTCTTCCGCGGGCCGACGCGACCGTCGACGATGAAGCCCTTCATCGTCACCGCCCGGGCGATCGACTTCTTGTACGCCCCGGTGTCGACGGGCGCCTCGGCCACGACCGCCTTCCGCAGCGGCGTCGTCGCCGCCGAGGCGGCGCGGCGGAGCACGCGCTTGATGGATGTCTTGCTGCTCAGCCGGGCGAGCTTTTTCTCGACCTTCTTCGACCCGCGGACCTGGAACTTGCCGCCCCTCATGGCAGGGCCCGCCTCTCGGAGCAGGTGACGACCAGCTCGACGCCCGCCTCGCCGACGTCGACGACGCCGCGGATCTCGAACTCGCGGCCCTGGAACTCGATGACGTCGTCGGACGACAGGCCCTCCATCGGCCGCATCCGCACGCGGTGCGTGACGTCGCTGGCCATGCCGCCGTCGCTCATCCGCTCTTCCGCCGAGAGCGGCGTGACCTCGGCCCAACGGTCGACGCCGGCGGAGAGCGTCGAGCCGGGCTCGCCGAACGGGGAGCTGTCGGCAGCCTGCCGCGTGCGGACCTTGACCCGGTGGCGGAACCGGCCGGCGGCGCTGGGCGTGACGACGGGGCTCATGGGCCGTGTGGGGGGGGCTCAGGTGGCGACGCCGCCGACGCGGTGCCGGGCGTAGATCGCCTCGAGGCCGTGGGCGACGGCGTGCTGCGGGCGCTCGGTCGCGGCCTCGCGGTGGCGGAAGAGGTGGGCGACGTGCATCAGCAGCGCGAGGCGGATGTCCGCCGGGACGTCCGCGGGCTGATCGCCGTAGCCGGCGTGGTAGACGATGCGGAGGTCGTCGTTCGCGTAGTCGTAGTCGTCGGGCAGGCGGGCGAACTCCCGGCCGGCGTGGCGGATGAGCTGCGTCGGGACCGTGTCGTCGCCGTCGACGCTGACGATCGACGAGACGGGGCCCATCGGCAGGCCCCACTCGACGTGGATCGGCCGCGGGTGCCGCTTGGGCCGGCCGAGGTCGGAGATCGCCCGCAGCGTGCGCTTGATGAGCGACCGCTGCATCTCGCCCTCGGCGTGGGCGACGGCCGAGGCGATGAAGAGCTCGACGGTCGCCCGCTCGCCCTCGCCGTCCAGGCGCAGGTGCTCCGCCGCCTCGTCGAAGCTGATCGGCGTGACGGCCGGCGGCGTGACGACCTCGGTGGCGGCCCACTGCATGCGTCGGGGTGCGGACGGGGTGGATTCGCGGCGGCTCAGGGCTTCTCGGAGGGCTTCGCGTCGGCGGTCTGCTTCTGCTTGCCCTTGCCGCCCTTCGCGTCGGCGTCGGCGGCGGCCTTCTCGGCCTCGGCCACCGCCGCCTCGCGCTCGGCCACGGCCTTCTCCCGCTCGTCGAGCTGCTTCGCCCGGGCGTCGAGGGCCTCTGGCGTGTAGCTCGGTGCCTCCTCGGCGACGCCGCGGGCAATGAGGTGCCGGGCCTCGTTCTCGGGCACGTCGTGAATCGAGCCCTTGGGCAGGCAGCGCCCGGGCTTGGCGAGGGTCTGCAGGAATCGGATCAGCATCGCCCGTAGGTAGCCGCCAACAGAAACGCCCCCGGCTTTCAAGGGCCGAGGGCGCTCCCGGAGGAACCGCGGCAACGCGCCGCGCCGACGAAGGATCAGGACGCCGCCTGGCGGAACACGGCCACGCCGTAGTCCTCGAAGTTGGCGTCGCCGTTGGCGAACTTCTGGAAGCCGACCTGGTCGGGATGCGTCGGCAGGTTCTCGTACCGGGCCATGCGCGGGGCGGCGCGGCCGCTGACGACGTCGATCATGTGGAGAGCCTCGGCCGTTGCCGCGATCAGCGTCTTCGCGTTGGCCGCCGGGGCGGGCAGGCTCTCGGCCGGGATGACCGGCCAGCCGGCGAGGAAGTCGACCCCGCCGTCCTTGATGCTCCGCACGTAGAGCGGGCGACCCTCGCTGTCCTCGAGGCCCTCGAGCGCTTGGGCGAGCCCGTCGCTGATGACGAAGACGCCGTACATGCGGTCCGCGGGGCGGATCGTGTACTTGAGTTCGAGGACCTCCTGGTACGTGATCCCCGTGGTGCTCGAGCCCGTGACGACGTTGGTCGCGTTGGCGAGGATCTTGGTGGAGAAGTCGGCCTCGCGGAGGCGGTCGATGCGGCGGTCCTGCCGCGTCTCGACGAACTGCAGGAGGTCGAGGGTCGTGGCCAGCTCAGTGTTGCTGAACCACTGCGTCTTGCCGCGGTGCAGCCGGTTGGGCAGCAGGAGGGTCGCCCCGCGATCGGGGTCCAGCGGGTTGTCCGCCGAGGCGTCCTCGGCGATGACCTCCGCGGTGTTGCCCTCGTCGTCCTCGGTGATCACGCGCACGCTGTCGGTGCTCGTCGCCCGGCGGACGGGCACGCCGCGGGCGGCCAGGGCGAGCCGGTAGGCGTCGGAGCTTCGACGGGTGGAATTCGCCTCGAGGTTGACCGGCAGGAGGATCCCGCCGTTGGAGCCGGTGGTCGTGATGAACTCCTCGCGGCCGCCGCGGGCCTGCCGCTGGGCGAACCGCTGCAGGGCGTCGGTGCGGCCGGTCCGCATGAACTCCTCGACCGCGCCGGCGTGCTCGCGGTAGAGCTGGGCGTCGTCGTCGCCGCGGCCGCCGGTGACGGGGCCGGCGCCGCTGGTCGCCAGGTCGCGGGCGCGGTTGAACGCCTGCCGCTCCTCGCGGGTGCCGCGCTGGTCCTGGTCGTCGCCCTGCTCGCCGGCCTCGCCGACGCGCTGGGAGCGGCCGGCACGCTCGAACTCGGCGATCTGCCGCTCGGCGTCCTGGTTCTCCATGAACGCCTCCATCCGGTTGCGGAGGCGGTCGAACTCCTTGCGCTCCTCGGCGGTCATCTGCCGGCCGTCGGCGCGGGTGTGGTCGACGAGCTCGCGGGCCCGGTCGCGATCGGCGGCGAAGCGGGCGGCCGGTGTGTTGGGTTGGCGGCCCTGCTCGCCCTGCTGCTCGCCGCCCTGGTCGGCGCCCTGGTCGGCGCGCTGCTCGCGCTGCCCGTCCTGTTCGCCGGCGGTCGTCGCGACCGAGCGGTTGCTCGGGCCGGGCCGACCGGTGAAGGTCTGCGGGCGGTTCTCGCCGTCGCCGGCGTCACGGTGGATCGGGGTGCGGCTGAACATTCCCGCGTAGGTAGCGGCCTCGGCGGATTCGGCCGGGACCAGCTCGGCGAGCGTGTCGCCGAAGGCGGGGTTGCCGGTGATGGTCACCTCGTCGAGCTCGAAGGCCTCGTAGACCATGACCTCCTCGCCCGCCTGCATCTCCCATCGCATGTCGACCGGGTAGGTGCCGAAGCTCATGCCGCTCACGTCGCCGCGGCGGAGCAGCTCGGCCACGTCTCGGCCGACGGACGTGGCGGGCAGGTCAAGCTCGAAGGCGAGGCCGTCGGCCGTGTCCTCGAGGCGGAGCGTGCCGTTGCCGGTCCGGCCGAGGATGTGCGTCTCGTCGTGGCTGTAGAGGGCCCGGACATCGCGGTCGGTCGGCATCCGCAGCGATCCGGGCTCGAGGCGCACGCGGTAGCCGCCGCGGTCGCCGCTGAGCTGGCCGTACCGCAGCACGAATCCCGCCACCGTGCCCGGCGACGAGCTGCCGCGGCGGGCGTCGAACCGCTCAATCAGCGCCGGCATCGCCAGCCGCGTCGGGCTCGTCGCCCGGCGGTCGAACCTCTCGATCGGCGTCTTCATCGCCGCTAGGTAGCGCCGGGGCCGTCAGGCGGGAGGCCGGCATGGCGTTGGCCGGCACGCGGTGCGCGTCGGCCCACGGCTCGCGGATCGGCGGCAGGTCCTCCATGCGGCGGACCTCGTTCACCGTGTAGATGCCCTCCGACAGGCCCAGCCGGTAGCCGTCGAGCCGGGCCTTGTGGTCGCCGCGGAGCAGCGCGTCCACGTTGAACTTCACGAACGCCCCGCGGTCCCGCTCGGGCCTCGTGAAGAGCTTGCGGCCCAGCTCCTGCTCGGCCTTCACCAGCCAGGGCCCGAGCGTGAACTGGACCAGCTCGCGGCCCATGTGCTCGATGTTCGCCCAGGTCGCCCGGCCGAGGTCGTAGAGCACGTGGGGCGGGACGCGGAGGATCTGGGCGACCTGGTTCACGCTCACGCCCAAGACCTCGACGAGCTTGGCCGTCTCGGGCGGCGCCCCCAGCGGCGTCACGCTCGCCCCGCCCATCAAGACCATCCAGCGGGCGGCCTTGTCGAGGCCGCTGTGCCGCTCGTTGATCTCGGCCCGGACGTCGGCGAGCTGCTCGGGCGTGAGCTTCGCCTCGCTGCTGATGACGCCGCCCAAGTGGGCGCCCTCCTCGTAGAACTTCTTCGCCCAGCGGGCGGCGGACCGGCCGAGGCCCATCGCGTCGGCGAGCACCCGGATCGGCTGGTAGCCCTTGAGCCCGTCGAAGCCGAGACCGGGCACGTGAAGCACGTTCCGGGCCCGCACCGGCGTCACGCCGTCGTCGTTCCGCATCGCGTACCACGTCTGCCCGTCCACCCGAAGGGGCACCACGCGATCCGGCGGCAGGTTGTAGAGGGCCTGCGGGGTCCCGGCACGGTCTCGCTCAATCAGCGCGTAGCCGTTGCCCCACGTGACGGCGTGGTGCCAGAACGTCTCCCAGAAGACGGCGTTCGTGACGAGCTCGTTCACGCCCCGCTGCAGGATGCGGGCCGGGCGGCCCCCGAGCGGCTCGCGGCCGGTCTCGGTCCGCCGGTACGTGCCCGCCGGCAGCATCGCCAGCGCCGAGCTGAGGAACCGGACGCCGCTGAAGTAGGCCGGCATCCCCATCGCCGTGTGCTCGTCGAGCGGCATCAGCTCGTCGCGGCCGATCGGGTCCTCGCCGGGCCGGCGAGAGCTGATCACGGTCGCGGAGAAGTGTTCCGCCTGGCGGTCGTCGGGCGTGTCCGGCACGCCGCTAGGTAGGGCATCAGGCCCACGCGACGACCAGGCCGCCCTCCGCCTCGACGCCGCCGAGGGCCACCCTGCTGAGCGCGAAGATCAGGGCCATCACGCCGTCGATCTTCTTCGACCGCGTGCCGGCGTAGTCGCCCTTCGCGGCGTGCTTGACCGGCCGGACGTTGCCCGCGTCGTCCGCCTTGACCTCGAGGTTCCCCGCCTGCCACCGCAACAGCGGGTCGCGCGGCAGCCGCAGCGAAGACGGGCCCGCCTTCAGCCGGCGCTCGATCTCTGCCATCGCCGGGCCCACGCCACTGAAGCTCTGCCGCACCGCGACGCACGGCAGGCCCTCGTCCTCGAGCCGGTTCGTCAGCTTCCCCGCCCGCCAGGCGTCGTAGCAGACGGCCTTGACGTCGTTCGCCGCCGCCACGGCGAGCACGTCCTCGACGACGGCGTCGTGGTCGACGACCTTGCCCTCCGTCAGCTCGAGCACGCCCATCCCGGCCCACTCGGCGTAGGGCGTGAGGTCGCGCTGCTCGTACTCCGCGGCCTTCGACCGGGGCATCCACTGCCGGACCTTGGCCCAGACGACGTCGGCGGCCTCGTCGTGCCAGACGGCCGCCCTGGCGGTGAGGTCGTCGGTGAGCGAGAGGTCGAGGCCGAGGTAGCACGGCAGCTTGGCGAGAACCTCGTCGGCCGGCGGGTCGTCGACGCAGGCGTCCCACTTGTCGATGCGGATCCAGCTGTCGGCGGTCTGCGTCCAGACGCCGAGGTAGAGGCGCGCGTTCCGCGGCAGCAGCGCGGGCGTGCCCTCCGCCTTCTTCCACTCGCGGGCGATGTCCTCAAGCTTGACGGTCGTGCCGATGCCCGGGTGCGTCGCCTCCCAGAGGGCCGGGTTCTGCCAGTGCTTCGGGTCCGGGTCCACGGGGCCGAAGAGCACCGGGTAGAAGCTCTCCTCGGCCGACTCGCCCTCGAGCACCCGCTCGGCCCGCTGGCGGAGCTCGTAGCAGACGCTGTGCGTGTCGACGCCGGCGTTCGTGAGCCAGATCGCCAGGCACTCCCGCTTCATCGTCGCGGAGCTGATCGAGTCGTAGAGGTCGCGCCCGGCCCACTCGTGCAGCTCGTCGCCGATGACGAGGCTGGGCTTGAGGCCGTGTTTCCCCTCGCCCTTGCCGCTGAGGACGCGGAGCTTCGAGCCCGACTTCGGGTGGAGCAGCTCGAATTGCTTCCGCACGATCGCCTTCTCGAGCCGCGGGTGCTTCTCGGACATGCCCTTCGCCCCGGCGAAGGCGATCGAGCTCTGCAGCGTGTTGCCGGCGACGGTGTAGACCTCGGCGCCGGCCGTGCCCTCTCCGCAGAGGCCGAAGAGGGCCAGCGCCGACGCGAACGCCGTCTTCCCGCAGCCCTTGGGGCCTTCGCAGTAGCTCTCGCTGAACCGCTTGCGGCCGTCGCTCACGCGGCGCCAGCCCCAGAGGTCCCGCACCATCATCAGCTCCCACTCGTCGAGCAGGAACGGCTTGCCGGCGTGGTCGCCCTCGAGGTGCCGGCAGAAGGTCTGGATGAACCGGACGGCCCGCTGGGCCTGGTCGGCGTCGTAGTAGTAGAGCCCGCCGCCATCGTCGAGGCCGAGCCGCCAGCTCTCCCAGAGCGACCGCCACGTCTCGGGGACGGCGGGCGCCGATGCGTCAGAGGTCGAAGCCGTCATCCGGCTCCTGGTCGCGGTCTTCGCCGAGCTTGAGCCGGGCCCTCGCCGCCGGGCTGAAGCCGAACTCGGCCAGCAGCACGCGGATACGGTCCCAGGCCTTCGTCTGCACGTTCACTGCCGGGTGCACGATCTCGCCCTTCTCGGTGAACACCCGGATCCCCTCCTTGGCGATGAGCCGCTCGGCCTGGTGGTACTGGGCGACGGCCGAGGCGTACACGGTGAGCGCCGCCCGGTCGGCCGTCGTGAGCACGCGGTGCGGGGCGAGCAGCTTGACGACGCGGGCGTACTCGCGAGCCGCGTCCCGGCCGAGGACGCCCGACGGCGGCTTCGGGGCCGACGCCCCGGCCTGCTTCTTCGGCCTGGGCTTGGGTCCTCGCGGCACGCCGCTAGGTAGCCGCGGGGGCGGTACCCAAGCGGCCGCCGCCCAACGTGCGGGAATCCTTGGTTTTCTGGCCGTTCCGGGGGCCCGCCGGGAAAGTCAAATAGGTCCCGTGAACACGGAACAGGTTGGGTTCGGTCAGCGGCGCGAGGCGACAAAAGTCTCTGACGGGTTACCCCACTGCGCGGCCGGAACGCGCTCGGCCGCCGGGTGGCACGGGCCGCAGACGCCGACGAGGTTGTCCTCGTCGTAGGCGAGGTCGGGCCGGTCCTTGATCTTCTGGACGTGGTGAGCGTGCTCGGCGAATGCCTTGCGGCAGAGCCGGCAGATCGGGTCGCGGTCGAGGATTCGGCGCCGGACTCGATGCCACCGCTTCGAGGCGTAGATGCGGCGGGCCTCGGGGTCCCGCCGGGCGTCTGTCAGGCGGGAGGCCTCCGCCGCTTCGGCGGCGTGGCGGTCGCACCAGCCGGGCGACGGGAGCAGCGTTGGGCAGCCGGGATGCCGGCAGGAGGCGGCCATCAGCCGAGTCTTTTCCAGATTGCTCGCGGCACGCCAGGGACAACGGAGTGGATCGTGAGCGTGTCGTCTACAGTCGCGTCGTCGCCTTCTGTTGTGCCGAATCGGCCCCGCGAGACGCGAAAATTCGTGAAGCCCGAGGTTTCGACGATGATGCAGCGTTCGTCGGTACCCCACGAGACGATGTCGCCGACCCCGGCCACAAACTGCTCGGGGGTGGTGAACCAAACTCCATCGGCGATGGCGAGGATGGCGCTGGTAACCTGTTGAGGCGGCTCAAACCGGGTGAGCATGTGCACCGAATGCTCAGCGAGGTAGCCGTCGGCTTCAAAGTTTGTCACGATCCAACTACTGCCGACGGAGAAGCCCAGGTTGGATGAATGCCTGTAGCTCGGCAACAGATTGGCCACGACCGCTTCGTACTCGGTTCCGCCTAGCAGGTAACCCGCCGGGCCCAACAGCTCGGCCGGGCCAACCAAGCCGACCGGCCCGAAGTGCAGGCCGGCGCCGCCGCGGCCCTCGCCGCCGATGAGCTTTGTGCCAGGCGGGTTCGCGGCGCGGGGCGAGCCAACGAAGTCCGGGTAGGCCGATGCGTCTTGGGGGGAGTCCACGCCGCTAGATAGCCGGTCACTCACCCGTCGGCATGATCGCCCGCGTCTCGCCCGTCGAGAGCCGATGCAGGTGGGCGGCGGTCGTCTCAGGATCGTCCAGCCGCTCGCGAAGCTCGGCGGCTTCCGGCACGCGGCCCGTGATGAGGCGGACGACCTCCCGCTCGGCCGGCACGTCGGCCACCGGCACCGCCCACTTCTCGCCGGCGGCGGCCTTGCGGTACTGGAACTCCATCACGATCACGTCGAAGTCGAGCCAGTGCTCCTGCCCGGCCTTGTACCAGCCCTCGACGAAGACCCGCACGCCGTTGCGACAAAGCCGGTCAGCCAACGCCCGCGGCATGGAGTCCGGCGGCAGGTGCGTCACGTGGTCGAGCCCGATGCCGACGCGGCCGGGGTACTTCGCGGCCAACGCCTCGATCGGGGCGACGACCTCCAACGCCCGCTCCCACGCGGCGGCCGGGTGGACGTCGAAGTCGGCGTCGTCCTCGGGCGTGCCGAGGTAGGTCACGACGTGCAGGTCCGGGTGCAAGGCCAGGGCGGCGTCGAGGGCCGGGTAGTAGCCGTCGGCCAACCAGCCGAGCCCCGCCTCGCGGGCGTCGAGCTGCTGGTCGAACGCCATCGGCTCGCCCTTGATCGTGCCGAAGGGGTTGCTGATGAGCAGGCGGTCGGCGCCGCGGTCGTGGACGGGCAGCAGCCGCTCGCGGAACTCGGCGGCCCAGAAGTCGGGGCCGGGCTCTCGGCGGACGTCGACGCGGATGCCGCCGTCGAGCGTCTTGCCGAGGCCGTAGTAGGCGAAGTGAATCAGGCGCTGCTCGGGCTTCGCCGGCTCGGCGGCCAGCGTCCACGCGGCGGACAAGAGCAAGGCCAGGAGCCCGCCGAGGAGGCTGTAGCCGACGAGGTCGTGCCAGGCGAGGGGGCGCTTGCTCACTTCATCACCTCCACGCCCGGCATGTCGCCGGGCTTCTTGTAGTGGTCGGGGTCGTTCTGGTCGCCCACGAGGGCGACGCTGCCGGCCTGCCAGCCGGTGTTGGGCCGCACCCTGCCGCCGCGCAGCGTGATGCCGCTCGGGTCCTCGGGCAGCCGCAGCGTCGGCAGCGCCTCGCCGCCGGTGATCGTGAAGTCGGTGACCTCGACGTCCCGCACGCCGCCGCCGATGACGAGGCCGTGGGCGGTGAGGTCGCGGACGACCAAATCCTCGACCGTCCGGTCGTAGGCGGGGACGTACCCGTCGACGCGCAGCGTGCCGGTGAGGGTGTTGCCGACGAAGGCGGTGGCGATCGCGCCGTGGTCGATGAGGAAGTCGCCGTCGATCGTGTTGCCCTCGACGCGGACGCGGCGGGTCCGCCAGTGTGCCCGGCCCTTGAGCCCGTCGCCCTCGCCCAGCGGGCCCACGCCGTTGGCGTCGCTGGCCAGGCGGTTGCCGCTGACGTTGACGAGCTCGCCGACCTGGACGATGACGCAGCTTTTGCCCAGGTCGTCGGCCGGCCCGCCCGAGTGGCGGCCGACGTTCGCGAGGTCGCTGTTGTGGATCGTGGCCAGGCGGGTGCGGCCGCCGTCGCGGTCGCCGCCGAGGCGGACGATGTGCTCGTAGCGGCTGTTGTCGGAGGCGAGGTCGTAGAGGACGACGCGGTCGCTGGTGCCGAAGAGCCCGACGAGGTAGCGGCGGAGCGTGTGCGTGCCGACCTGGCGGACGTTGCGGAGGTAGAGCCCGTCGAGGGTCTGGCCGTTGTTGAGGACGACGCCGTTGGGGGCGCGTTCGATCGTGACGTCGATGAGGGCGGTGTGGTCGCCGGCGCGGACGCAGACGCCGTCCTTGTTGGCGAGGTCGTCGCTGCGGAAGGTGACGCCGCGGACGGTGACGTTGCCGGCCGTGGCGTCGACGAGCGGTCGGTCGCTGGGCCCGGTGATAACCGTGCCGTCGGGGTGGCCGAGGATCATCTCGCCGGGTCGGGCGACGACGGGCCCGCGGACGTCGCCGGCGGGGAGCTGGCGGGTCGACTCATTCGCCCGGCTTGTGACTTTGACCTGCGCGTAAGGCAGGCCGTCCAAAGTCACATCATACTTTCCGGGCTCGTCGTAGACGTGGGCGGCGACGAAGCCGGGGCGGGCGGGCGACCCGTCGCCGAAGTCCCAGGCGTGGGCGTCGTGCTGGGTGGCGGCGGCGAGGTCGGGCACCTCGAAGAACACGGCCCGGCCGGCGAGGGCATGGCGGACGTCGGGGGCGGGGGCTTGCTCTGGCGGGGCCCGAGCCGGGGCGTCGTTGACGCGGTAGAGGTGCAGGAACCGCTTGGGTTCGCCGTCGACGTTGAAGCTGATCCATCCGAAGTAGGCCGGGTCGGCGGCGTCGCGGTGGCCGCGGACCTCGAGCTCGGTGCCGTCGGCGAGGACGACCGTGGCCGGCGGGGGCGTCTGGGCCGCGGCGACGGAAGCACACGACAGCGCCACGCCCATCCAGACGAGGGCGACGGCGAGCAGGGCCAGCCGGCCGTGGCGCGGGGCTGCGGGGGTCGGCGTCATTCGCTCTTGCCTCCGCCGTTGAGGGCGCGGTCGATCTTGCTCTCGACCCGCGCCTGCCAGACGCGGCCGTCCTGGGCCATCGTCCGGAGCTGGTCGATCGCGGCGTCGTGCCGCTCGTCGTTCGCCGTTGCCGTTCGCTGCCACTGGGTCAGGGCCGACTCCGCGAGGGCGTAGGGGCTCCGCGTGTCGACGTACTCGCGCATCGCCTCCATGTCGGCCTTGCGGTTGGCCTGAACGTCGGCGATGTGGTTGCTGAGCGTTTCGACCTTGTTGGCGATCGAAACCCAGCCGGTCGTCATGGTGACGATCACGCTGCCGATGACGATGGCGTTCTCGATGCTCAATCGGCCAAGGAGCTTGCTGTTCTGATCCTTCGACTCGCGTCGCGTGATCGGCTGGCTGGACGGCTCGGTGGTCATGGGTCGTTGCGTCAGACGAGGGTGTCGATCAGCCGGAAGCCGCCGTCGATGGCGGCCTGCTCGAGGAAGTCGATCGCCTGCCGAACGCGATCGGCGGCGTGTGCCTCGACGTCGATGCGGCTCGCGAGGGCGATCGTGCGAAGGTTGCCGAGGGCGTTGTCGCGCATCCGCCGGTGCCAAGCCGCGTGTTCGTCGCCGAGCCGGTACCGGGCCTCGTGCTCGGCAGCCCGCCTCACGGTCCGGGCGATGACCGCGGCGTCCTCGGCGGTGGGCTCCATCTCGCGCAGGTCGCGGAGGAGCACGTCGCCCGCGCGTTGGGCGTAGTCGCCGAGTCGCGGCCGAGCCTGGCCGAAGAGCTTGCGGAGGAGGTCTCGCACGATGCGGAGGAGGTCGGAGGCTGACATGGGCGGGCGGGTCACTCGGCCGAGTCGTCGCCGCGGGCGGACTTGACCGACTCGCCGAGCTTGCGGAGCCCCGCCATGTCGTCAGCGAAGGCCTCGGCGATGTCGGGCGACGTCGGGACTTCGCCCGAGAGCGGCGGCACGTACGCGGCCTCGAGCTCGTCGGCACGCTGGACGAGCTCGTCGCCCACGTCGTCGGCGGTCGTCGGATCGAGCGACGCGAGCGGGCCGGCGCAGCCCACGAGGATGAGCATCGCGGCGGTGGCGGCGGCGAGGAGGATGCGCGGGCGGGAGGGGTGGGGGGAGCAGGAGGTCATCGGGCGGAGGGGCTGGGCTTCGGGGACGGCAGCTCGCGGGCCTCGCGGACCTCGTGAACGAGCCGGCTGAGGGCGTTCTCCGACTCGGCGAGCCGGCGGCGGGTCTCGTCGTGCTTCGCGCGCTCGTTCAGCAGCTCACTGCGGGCCTGGAACTTCTCCTCGTTCGCGGCCGCCGCGGAGGCCTTCACGCTGCTGCGGCCGTGGACGAAGGCGCCGTAGGCGATCGCGCCCGCGAAGAGGGCGGCGACGACGATCAGTCCGCAGACGAGGATGATGGCGACCTGGACGCCGGGCTCGCGGTCGCCGAAGCCGGCGGTGAGCAATCCGCCGAGCGCGCCGATGAGGGACACGATGGCGGCGGCGAGCGTGACGGCGAGGTTGCGGCCCTCGCCCGTCTCGCGGCTGGGGGTGAGCGGGTCTCGGCCGGCGGCGGTCATGCGCCGCTAGGTAGCCCGCTTGGACGCCGGGAGGGGTTTCCGCCGGCTGGCTGTGGGCATGGCCGGCATGACGTTCTCCCGGTTGGCCACCTGGCCGCGCGCCACGTGCCGGGGCAGCTGCTTCTGCTGACGCAGAGACTCCTTGAGCATCTCGTGGTACGCGGCCGTCGTCAGGTAGCCGAACGCACCGCGGTCGGGCTGGACGCGGGGCAGAAGCTCCCAGAGCTTGAGCACGGCCGCTTGCACGGCGTCGCGGCGGCTCTCCTCGTCGCCGATCCACGACCGGGCGGCCTTCCCCTCGCACACGAGCAGGAGGATGCGGCCGATCTCCTCCGCGTTCCGCTCGCGGTCGCGCAGCAGCTCGGCGAAGCGGTCGCGGTCGAAATACATGGTCGGGTTCAGCGCCTCGGCCGGTGCTTGTGCAGGTCGATTGCCGCGGAGGCGAGGAGCACGTCGACGGAAGCCATGTCGGCCAAACCCATCCGCTCGCGGATCTTCCGTCGGTTGAGCCGGCCATCCTGCAGCCAGCTCGACTCCTCGTCGAGGACGCCCGCGAGCCGCGTGAGCAGCGGGCTCGCCGCGACGCACGCCTCCAGCTCGTCGGCTTCCGCGGCGGTCGCGGGATCCTCCGAGGCTCGAAGGGTGCCGGCGGTGGCGACGTTCGGATCGAGCTGCGACGTCATGGTCCTGCCGTAGTTAGGAACCCGCACCGCCGGATCGCGTACGGTAGATGTTAATTGTCGGGGGTTCAGGGGTCACGCCGTCGCGTCTGTGGCGCTCATCCCGCGCAGCGACGACCAGCTGCACGCGATGACGCCGCCGGCGTCGTCCTCGAGGCGGTCGTAGATCGAGTCGCCCAGCGTCTCGCGGAGCTTCTCCTCGGCGGTGTTGCTGATCAGGACCGTCGACAGCTGCTCGGCATACCGGCGGTCGACGATGGACGTGAGGAGCCGATCGTCCCAGTCGCCGCCGGCGCGCTGCGAGACCTCGTCGAGGACGAGGACGCGCGGGCGGATGAGCGCCTCGAGCGTCGACCGCTCGCCGCCCGCCCCGCTGCCCCAGGAGGCCTTGACGTCCACGAGCAGCGACGGCATCGACGCGTAGCGCGCCGGCACGCCCCGGCGGCAGGCCTCGTTCACGAGGCCGCAGCCCAGCCAGGTCTTCCCCGCCCCGCGAAGCCCGACGAGCGCCACGACGCCCGGGCGCTCGATGAGCCGCCCAAGGGCACGCGCGACGCGGCCCCACGCAGTGGCGTCGTTTCGGGACGGCGGCCGCGACGTCAGCCTCGCCTCCCTGTACCGGGCCGGCACGCCGGACGCCGCAACCAGCTCCCGCCGCTCGTGCATCTCGGCGGCGTGTTGGCTGGCCTTGAGCTGCTCGGAGCTGGGGGGCGTCCGGGCGGCGCGGCCGGGGCTCATCGCGGGCCCGCCCACCGCGTCGGCGAGGCGGGTGATGGCGTAGCGGTCACGCGATGCGGCGTGCGCGGCGGTCGGGTTCCGCGAATTCGCCGCGCTCGGCGGCGGTGCGTGGGCGGTGTCGTGCATGGTCTCGGGGCTTGGGTGATGGGGAATCCGGGGCGTTCTGGGCCTGCTGCTCGGCGACCGCCGCGGCGTAGGCGAGGGGGCGTCGCTTGCCCTCCCCGCCGGGGGCTCGCCCGAACTGGCGGGCGAGGTCGATCGCGTAGTCCAGCTCCGCCGCACGCAGCAGGCGGCGGGCGTCGTTCCGCAACGCGGCCGAGGCCTCGAACGGCAGCCAACCGGCCGCCTCGCAGACCTGGACCACGTGCCCGTCCGGAGGATCCGGCCCGGCGACGACGCGCAGCCCGTCGTGCTCCGACTCGCCGACCCGAGGGCCGTCGTCGCCGAGGGCGCCCTCGCACGCCTCGCCGAGCCTCGGCCACGTCGACGGGTCCGCCGCCGGCGACGCCGCGGGGGGTGAGGGGGGTTCTGGTTCTGGCTCGGTACTGGCTCGGTCTTCCTTTAAGTCGGAAGCGCCCCAGCCGTGGGGCGCTTTGGTTCCAGCGGTGGGGCGCTTTTCCGCCGAATCTGCCCCGCCGGCGGGGCGCTTTGAGGCGTTCCGTTCCTGATCTGGGGCGCTTTCTGCGGGCGTGGCGGCCGATCCGTCCTGAGCTTGGGGCGCTTTGCCGGTGACGACGAGGCGGTACCTCGTCTCGCGACCGCGGCCGCCGCCCTGCTCAGCGACCTCGACGAGCCCGTGTGCGAGCAGCTCGGCGTGGGCGCGGTGCCGCGAGCTGCGGGCGGTCAGCCCCGAGAGCTCGGCGATCGTCGCGCTCGAGGCGGTGGTCTCGCCGTCGTCGGCGTTGCAGACGCTGAGGTAAACGAGCAGCAGTCGCAGCGACGGCGCAGCGAGGGACCGCGCGGCCCCTGATCGGACCACGCGGTCGGCGACGCAGCCGGGACCGTGCTTCCTCACGCCGCGAGCACCGCCTTCCGGTCAAGGAGCACGCCGGGCTTGACGACGTTCTCGCGGGCGAGAGCCCGCATGAACGCCGGCGGCACACTGTTGCCGATGAGCTTCACCTGATCGGCCTTGCTCAGTCGCGTGCCGTCGGGCAGGCGGTCGATGACGTAGTCGTCCTCGAAGCCCTGGCACCTCGCCAGCTCCCGCGGCGTGAGCATCCGCATGGCGATGTCGACGCCCGCGTAGGTGACGCCGTCGACGACGACGGTGACGAGGCCGAAGCGGTCGCGGCCGACGACGGTCGGGGCGGGGTCGCTCGGGGGCGTGACGCCGCCGTTGCCGTAGTAGGTCTGGACGAAGGCGGCGACGCAGGCGGCGTGCTGGCCGCCGCTCGTGATCGTCTTCGCCTGCCGCCGCGGGTCGCCCTCACCCGCGAAGGTGTTGCTGGTGTCCATGTGGCTCAGCCACGCGCACGTCACCGCGTGATGGTCGCCCGCGGTGACGGTGCTCAGCGGCACGTCGGCTGGGATGCCCGGGCGCTCGGCGTAGCCGGGATTGCCGTAGTGCTTGGTGAGCCAGGCGCACGTCAGGCCCTTGTTGAGCCCGGCGACGAGCGTGTGCATCGGCTCCTCGAGAGAGCTGCCGATGACGGTCCCGCCGTTGTGCTTCGTGACGAACGCCGCGACGAGCGACGCGCCGTTGGCCGTGCCGGTGATCGTCGGCAGCGGGCGGTCGAAGCTCAGGCACCGCGGGTCTTGGCCGTCACGCTCGCCGTAACGCGGGACGCCGTAGGGGGCGACCGCGACGTCGATGGCAGCGTGCTTTCCGCCCCGCGGACCGCTCGTGATCGTGTTCAGGGGTTCATCGACTGAACGGTGCCCGCGACCGCTCCAGCCGTAGTTCTCGATGTCGACGATGAACGGCCGCGAGGCGTTGACGACGTACTTCATGAGCCCGCCGGCGATGCGGCGGAGCGTCTTCTCCTTGAGCGGTCGTCGCGGGACGCCGACGCGGTCGTGTCGCTCGCGCCCCTCGTTCACCGCTGCCGCCCACGCCTTCGCCTCGTCGGGCGTGGCGAAGATCGAGAGCATCGGGATCGACCAGTCGATGCACTCGGCCGCCATGCGGAAGGGCTTCAGGTCAGGCTGTAGCCGCCGCGTGGGAACGCCTACTCGTGTGCTGCCTGTTCGTCCCGCCACGCCCGCTGTGCCTGCACGCTCTCCTCGCCGTGCTGGCGAGACATCCGCAGACGACGCAGCGAAGCTGCGTACGCCTTCTTGTGCCGTTGCCGGCATTCCTTCTGCCGCTTCGGTGACAGCTCGGTCAACAGTGCCATGTGTCTTCTCCGGCCAAACGATGGGTTTGCCGTCGCACCGCGCGACGACGAAGAGACGCTTTCGCGTCGTGGGCGCGCCGTAGTCGCACGCCCGTAGTTCTCGGTGCTCGACCGCGTAGCCCAGCCGCCCTAGGTGGCGGATCCACGCGTCGAAGCTCTGACCCTTCCGCGCCTTGCACGGCTGCCCGTCCTCGCCGAGCGGGCCCCACGACCGGAACTCCTCGACGTTCTCCAGCGTGATGACCGTCGGCCGGCGGAGGATCGCCCACTTCACGACGACCCACGCCAGCGCCCGCAGTTCCTTCCGCTTCGGCCGTGAGCCGCGGGCTTTCGAGTGGTGGGTGCAATCCGGCGAGGCATGCAGGTAGCCGATCGGCCGGCCCGGCAGGACGCTCCGCGGGTCGACCTCACGCACGTCGGCGTGCAGGTGGTGCGTCAGCGGGTGGTTCATCTCGTGGACGCCGACGGCGACGTCCCAGTGATTCACCATGAGGTCGATGCCGCGGCCGAGCCCGACCTCGACGAGGGCCTGCTCGATGCCGACGGAGGCCCCGCCGCAGCCGGCGAAGATGTCGACGATGGCCGGGCTGAACAGGTCCGGCAGGCGGTCGGCCCGCGGCGGGACGTCGACGCGGCGGAGGTGGGGATCGGCAAGCTTCACGTGGCCCCCTTCCCGCCGCGCGTGAGCTGCGGTTTCGGGCGGCTCGCGCGTTCTCGAGCTTGCACAAACGCGCGCTCGTCGCAGCCGCCACGGGCGTGGTTCGCCGCGACGTGCAAATTAACGATGCAGGCCTGCACCACGGACGAGGGATCGCGAGACTCGTCCCGCATCGCCGCGGCGCAGGCTTCGAGCTCGGCCGCGAACCGTTCGCGATCGAACGCCGGAGGGGTCAATTCAGGCACGCGGGCCCCCTTCCCCGACCTCACCGGCCGCCAATCGGGCCTGTCCGCCGTCGTCCGCCCGCGTGCTGCCGTCGTTTTCCGGCGTGTTTTGACTGCGCCTTTGACTATGGCCCTTCTGAAAATCGAGCTCATCCCGTTGGCTCGCAACGGGATCAGTGACCCCCGTATTCGGCTTCCCAAGCCGACGATGAGGGTTCGATTCCCTTCACCCGCTTCAACGCAAACGCCCCTGGCAAGTCGCCAGGGGCGTTCGCTTTGGACGCTGACCGGCGATCACTCGCCGGCCGGTGCACCTTCGCGTTGCTCGACCGCCTGGACGAGCGCGGCAAGCGCCGGGCTGAAGCATCCGTCGCCGCAGACCACGGGCAGGTCCGTCTTAGCGTGGTCGTGGTCGTGCTGATGCGACTCGGCGAGCGTCACGCCGAACAGGGCGGGCGTCGGGCCTGAGGCCTGCCCGTCGGGCCGTGAGTAGACGACCTCGCCGGCCTTGATGGTCTCGACCACCTCGAGCTCCGCCAACGCCGTCTCGGGGATCGTGAGCGGGTTGTCGGACAGGATGACGAGGTCGGCGACCTTACCGGGCTCGATGGAGCCCTTGGCGTCCTCCTCAAAGTGCTGGTACGCGGGCCAGAGCGTCATCGACTTGAGCGCCGTCATGACCGGCACGCGATGCTCGGCGCCGAGGATGTCATCGGTTCGCGACCGCCGGGTGACGGTGGCCGAGAGGACCCGCATCGAGTCTGGCAGCGCGAC